TCATCCCACCATATTAGCCTCTCCGGTATCTGTCAATCCGGATGATTTTGCACTTGTCCTTCTTGCCCGTTGTGCTTTCCGGAGTTTCATGTTCAATATCTCCATAATTTCATCTTGGTCTCCTTCTGACAACTTCCGGAAACCCTTTAAAAGATTATCTTCGCATTCGGAGATAAATATATTCTCCGCATCAGAAGAATTGCCAGTAGCTAACCAATCCATAGAACAATTTAGAGTTTGGGATAATAATTGAAAAGTAATAATCGAAGGTGTTCTGTTTCCGTTTTCAATTTCACTCAAGGCTCCTGATGATATACCACACTCACGCTTGATGTCTGTTTGCGTGAGTTTTAACTCTTTTCGTCTATCTTTAATTCTTTTACCAATACTCATCATATCTATATCCATATTGACCTCACTTTCTCCGTATTAGAATAAAAAATCTCCTTATGTGAAGAAAAACTATTGACTTTCTCCGGATACGGAGATATACTATTCATTGCAAGGGGGGTTACTTGTAACCCAATAAGCATATCAAATTTCTTGACAAATCTCAATAGCCGGAGTTCTCCGGCACACAAAAAAGTCACCCTGTTCAGGGTATCGGTAATGTAAAAAATGAAGGAGGTAATAAACGAGTGAAGAATGGAAAAGCCCCTACACGGGGGCAGAAGAAAATCATGAGGGCTCATGGATTAGTGCCGGAAAATTGGCTTGTAGTGAAAAACCTCCCGGACACTTTGGAGGTGGTGAGCCGGACGGCATTGAAAAAGATTGGTAGAAAGCCAAGGACAAAGACTATATCAAAGAGCCTGTGATGTGAGGTGAGCGAATGAAAACGAAGCAGCAAAAGCTAACACCTTTTGGAAAAAAGGTCAGAAAAAGGCTCATTGATAAAGGAATGACGCAAGTGGAGCTTGCTGCTTTGCTTGGATGCAATAAGCAGTACATCCATAAAATTTTAGTCGGTGAGCGTAGTGGTAAGAAATACATAGAGGAAATATCAAGGATACTGGATATTGAAGCAGCGGCATGAAGGAGGTGAGCTGATTGGCTGAAAGTTATGTCACATTGAGTGAAGCTGCGGAACTGGAAGGGATTAAGTACAAGACAATGGCTCAAAGGCTTTCACGGAAGAAGCAAGCTTTTGAGACAAAGACAGAGAAATCAGAGACGGGCGGAAAAGATGTGGTACTTGTGGCGGTCTCCTCACTGTCAAAGCAGGCAAGGAACGCATGGAAGGAAAGGGAGAAGCTGAAATCTTTCACGGAAGAATTTCCGGGGGAGCAGGAAGCGGAGCAGAAGCCGGAAGTACCGTGGTATGTGAATACGGATGTCGATTGGTACATTGAAAACTACAAGGAGAGATACTACAAAGCTGTGGAGCTTGGAAACGTGGTCAGGAAATTTCTTCAGTATGACGAAGGAGACCGGACAAAGTACGCTGAAGAGTTTGCACAGAAGCATCTTGGGAAAGGGCAGAGGACACTCTACCGATATACTAAAGCATACCTTGAGGCATCAGCATGGGCTGATAAACTTCAGAAAGAAGACGGAGCCGGATATGAGTTCCTGAAGGTTCTGTGTCTGTGCCGGAAGCCAAAAGAGACGGGATGCTTCCCAAGCATCAAGCCGGAAGTCAAGCAAGTCATCAAAAATATATGGTTCAATGAAGACTTTGCCCGGAACCAAGGCACCCGTGAGATGCTTTATGAGAAGCTGAACGCCATAGCCAACATCAACAAATGGGAGAAGATACCATCTTATCAGACAGTGACAAGGTATATTAGTTATCTCATGGAGGATGAGGGCATGAAGAACGCCTATTTCCTTGCATCCCGTGGCACCCGTGAATACAAGAATAAGGTCATGGTGAAGGGAAGCCGGGATACAAAGGGACTTCAGGTGATGCAGATCGTCATGGGTGATGAACATACCTTTGACTGTTGGGTGAGTTACAAGCAGCCTAATGGCAAGGTCATAGCAATCAAGCCGCACTTGGCTGCATGGGTAGACATGCGGAGCAGAGTCATCATGGGTGATGTCCTTTGTAAGGATGCCAATTCTGACATCCTGAAGCAGAGTCTCCTCAAAATGCTGTATTCAGAACCGGGTGGAGTTCCGGAGTATCTCTACATAGATAACGGCAAGGACTACACGGCTAAGACCATGACGGGAAGAGACAGGAATGACCGGAGCGGCATGAACTTTGACAATGAGACAATGGGCTTCTATAAGAGCATAGGCATCAAGGATGACCATAGGGCTCTTCCTTATGAGCCTTGGAGTAAAGGACAGATTGAGCGGTTCTTCCGGACGGTCTGCAATAAGTTCACACGTTGGATGAAGTCCTACACAGGAACCCTTACAGGGTCAAAAACTTCTGACAAGGTGGATAAGGACATCAAGCGGATGCTTGAGAGAGGGGAACTCCTGACAATGGAGGAGTTCTATGAGAAGTGGCATGAGTGGCTCACTACCGTCTACATGCACACGGAGCACTCCGGACTGAAGAAGATGGGGGAGACCTACAAGAAGCCATATGATTGCTTCATGAACGAGGACAGGTACTTCAAAGCAGCACCGCCGAAGAGCTATGCAACCATGTTGATGATGAAGTCAGACAATGTGCTTGTCCGCAATATAGGCATTACCAAGTGGGGCTATGAATACCGCTCTGATGAACTTTGTGACTATATTGGGCGGAAAGTTGACATCAAGTATGACCCGGATGACATGGCTGTCCTGTATGTCTTTGACCAAAAGGGCAAGCGTATCTGTGAAGCTTATTGTCAGGAACTACTTCAGATAGCTCCGAAGGTGACACAGAAAGCCCTTGAGGAACACTTGAAAATGCAGAAGAGACAGCAGAAGCGTGACCGGGAGAGACTGGAAGAAGCACGGAGACCGTTTGAGGAGCTCAATGAGCAGTATGTTGGCTTTAACGAGGCAACAGGCGGTATTGATCTGATGATAGGAGGCAAGAAGAAGGAGAAAGCAGCGAAGGTCATTGCCATTCCTACAGATAGAACCTATCAGCAGGGCTTCAGGGCTGAAAAACGTGAAGAGGCGGAACCGGAGAGCGAATACATGAGCAGGCAGGCGGAGAACGCACTTAAGAAGCTTAGAGCTATAGGAGGCTGATATGGTGCAGATGGTTGGATTGGCAGCATTTATCATAGTAGCGGCATGTATGGCGTTGATAGACCTTGGCATGTTGGCGTTTGGGATAGCAGCGGACATCATGGAAAGAATGGAAGATTAAGGTTGAAAGGAAGGTTGAAACATGGAAGCATTGAACACTTATAAGGCAGAGAAGACACTGGCGGAGCAGATGAATGAGAGACTGGCAGAGCTGAAGATGACAAAGGCAGAGGCGGCTCTCAAGATGAATTATTCAAGGTCGGCACTTAGCCAGTACCTCAACGGGAAGTATGGAAGTGACCCCACAGAACTTGAGAAGAAAATAGTGGAGTTTCTTGAGGCGTCCGGAGGCATAGTTGAAGGTCGAGGGCAGGAGAACATACAGGCAGGGGCAGGTATACTCAAAAAGAAGGTTGAGTTCTTTGAAAGCCGGGATTTTGTACAGACCATTGGTGTGTGTCAGGCATGTCAACAGGATATGGGACTTGGGATTATCGTTGGAAAGTCCGGTCAGGGGAAGACACACGCTCTGAAAAAATATGCGGAGCTGCCGAGGGTGGCATACATTGAGTGTGATGACACAATGGCTTGCAGGGACTTGGTGGAAGCCATTGAGAACGGGATAGGTCTACCGAGAGGGTACGGCGGAACGATATGGAGCAGGGTGAACCGTATCCGGGAGTTTTTTAATACCAATGAGGGGTTCCTGCTTATCATTGACGAGGCAGACAAACTCATCAACAAGTATACACAGAAAAAGATGGAGATACTTCGTGGTATTTTTGACCAGTCGGATGTTGGCATTGTGATAGCCGGAGAGCCAAGACTTGAGACAGAGCTGAAAGGGAACCTGACCCGTTTTGCAAATCGGATGGACTTCTATTACAAGCTGAAGGGATTATCCAAGAACGAGGTGGCTGATTATCTTGAGGGCTATGAAGTAGACGAGGCGGCTATGGGTGAGATGATTAGTCGGGCAACCAACGCACAGAGCGGATGTTTCCGTCTATTGGACAGGACACTCAACAATGTACTCCGGCTCCTGAAGCAGAAAGGCGAGACCCGGATAACTATGAAAATAGTGAGCGAAGCATCCAACATGATGATGCTGTAGAGAGGAGAGAGGTAATGAAGAAATTTGAAATTGTAATCAGGGGAGCCAATGAAGAAGCAGTTGCACATGCGGTGATGGTAGGGGTTTACGGGGCAATCCGTAAATATAAGCACACGGATGTTTCCGTGCAAGCTGCAACGGTCAAGGAAGGATGGGTCAGGGAAGTAGACAAGGAGCCTGAAATTCAGATACCGGAATTCCTGAACCGGAGATAGGAGGGAAACACATGGAGCCAAATATCAAAAAAATATGGGGGATTGCAAAGAGCCCGGAGTTGAAACTGACGGATGAGGAACTGCATCTTGTTGTACAGGCACATACAGGGAAGGACAGTATCAAAGCCCTGAATAAGAGGGAACTTCAGACGGTCATACGGGTACTTGGAAGCATGAAGGACTCTGCAAAAAAGTCGGAGCGTGGCAGGAGCCGCTTTAGCGGAAACACGGCTACAGAGAACCAAAGGAAGAAGATATTCAAGCTCACACAGGAGCTTGGATGGGACAAGCCCTCAAGGGTCAACGGTATGTGCCGGAAGATGTTCGGGGTCGGAGCTGTGGAATGGTTAGATTATCAACAATGCTCTAAGCTCATTGAAGCCCTCAAAAGCATGGCAAAACGGCAGAAGGAGGGGCAGGATGAAGGATTGCAGGCTTGTGATAACGGTCAGTGATGATGTGGTCAGCTTTGAAGGACAGAACATCAGCATAGAGGAATTGGCAGCGGTGTCCGGGTTCCTTCAGGTCTTCATTGGAACAGAAGGAATGAAGAGAGGATTGGATATGGATGAAGTAAAGAACAACATGCTTGACATCCACCTTGCTGCTATGGAAACGATTGAGGAGCAGATCCGGGCAGGGGAACTTGACCCGGATGACAGTTCATAAAAGGAAGGAGTGATGCCGAGTGGCAAAGAAGAAGAGATTGACCAACAGAGAGAAGAAAGACCGGGCAGAGTTCAAAAAGCAGATGCAGGAGAAGGGCATCCTGCCACTGGATAAGCCAAAGCTGAACCGGAAAAAGTTCATTGAGGAAGCAAGAGAAGAGTGGAATGGCAGAAGTAGTGACTGCTTTATATGGGAGCATTACCTCATGGATGCCATCTCCTACATGCTTTGTCAGAGAGAAGGGATGAGCTCAAGAGCCTCACTTGAGGCTGTAGGAGCTGCCAAAGTTCTGAAGCTTGCCATCAGGCTCCGTGAGTTCTCTGAAGAGGTCAGGGAAAAGGGTGAGCATGAGTACAAGTTGGTTGACCAGTACAACTATATCAAGGACATCTTGGATGCCTAGAAAGGAGCAGACACATGAGTACAGCTTACAAGAAGATGACAAGCCACGGGTCAATCAGTATCCCGGTGGCAATGAGGAGAGAACTTGGCATTGAGCCAAAAGACCCTATGATTGTGGAAGAGCATCAGGGTGAAATCAGAATAAAACCGTACACGCTCCGTTGTAATTTTTGCGGAACGACAGAGGATGTGCATGAGTTTCATGGGAAGGGTATCTGTGAAGCCTGTGCAACAAAAGCATTTGAGAAGTTAGGAGGAGGACAGTAATGGAACAGCAGACAGTGAAGAGCATGACCAATGAACAGCTCATTGGAGCATGTGTGTGGCTTGACCGTGAACAGAAGAAGAGCCGGGCTATGATGAACAGCTACAAGGCGGAGCTTCAGGCTAGAGGATTGGCTATCATGGAAGACCACAATGTGAAGTATGTGAAGTTTTACGGTGATGAGGGTAGTGCTGCCATCACAGACAGCATGAGCCTTGACATCCTGAACCCGGACAAGCTGAAGGAGCTTGTGGGTGAGGGAGTATACAAGATGAAGGTCAAAGAGGAGACCAAGACAACCTACAAATTTGACAGCAAATTTGAGAAGGCTATGAAGGCAATCTTCACAGGTGACTACACCTTTGAGACCACACTTGAGGAGTTCCTTGATGAAATGAGCATCAAGCCGGATGACAAGCAGAAGAAGCTCCTCCTGAAGAAACTGAAGGGAGAGTTTGAGAAGGACAAGGAGACTCTCATCTCTGTATTGGTTCCTGAAGGGGAAACAGTTCCGGACTTTGACGTGGAGCTGTGGTACATCTACCGTATCAAGAACGGGGAACTCATCCGGGCATTTTTGCCGGAGGAGATGCTTGACAGCACCATTGAGAGCATCAGGAAGAGCATCTTGGTGGAGACCAAGACTTCCATCACCTTAGACTATGATACAGAAAAGGAGGAATAATCATGGCAGAACAGAGCAAAGACATCTTTAGTGAGCACACTAAGGAGATGACTCCGGAGCAGAGAACAGAGCTTCAGGAGAAAGTGAGCAACATGACGGAAGAGGAACTCAAGGAGTTCCGCAACAGCTTAGACCCGAATAGCATGGGATTTTTCGGAGAGGAGTGTGTATGATATGGCAGCACCGAAGATTGAGAAGCTTCTGACACCTTATAACTTCACCAACAAGGACAGCGTGGGGCGTATCAAGTATATTGTCATCCACTATGTAGGAGCTCTTGGAGGAGCCAAAGCAAATTGTCAGTATTATGCAAGTAAATACATAGGAGCATCCGCCCACTATTTTGTAGGCTTTGACGGAGAAATATGGCAGAGCGTTCCGGACGAAGACATTGCATGGCATTGTGGGGCAAGCAGCTATAAACATGCGGAGTGCAGAAATGCGAACTCTATCGGCATTGAGCTGTGTGTCAGAAATAAAGGAAGTCAGGCGGATACAAGCAAGGATTGGTATTTTGAGGATGCAACGGTCAAAGCAGCCATTGAGCTGACTAAGTACCTGATGCAGAAGTACGGGGTACCTGCTTCCCATGTCATCCGTCACTATGATGTGACCGGGAAGATATGTCCTAACCCGTATGTGTACAATACCACTAAGCACACATGGGATGCCTTCAAGAAAGCCATTGCAGAGAGCGGAACGGAAGACAAGGACAGCATGACCAAGATAACAGGGAAGGCGGAAGCTACAGCCAAGCAGATGGCAGCATACATCAAGGCAAAGAATGGCAGCGTTGCACAGAGCGTACTTGACATGATACCCCTGTATCTGTCTGAAGGAGAGGCGGAGAACATTCGTGGGGACATTGCTTTTGCACAGAGCTGTCTTGAGACAGGCAACTTCACATTTTCCGGAAGTGCAGTGAAGCTCTCACAGAATAACTTCTGTGGAATGGGAGTGACACAGAACGGCATGGAAGGGAACAGCTTCAAGACTCCCCAGCTTGGCATCAGGGCACAGATACAGCACCTCAAAGCATATGCCAATACCGCCAAGCTGAAGCAGGAATGTGTAGACCCACGCTTTGAGTATGTTTCCCGTGGCTGTGCTCCTTATGTAGAATATCTTGGAATACAGGAGAACCCGAAAGGGAAAGGATGGGCTTCCGGAGCAGGATATGGCGAAAAGATACTGAAGATACTGGCTGCTATCAAAGGGGCAAGCGGTAGTCAGACAGGAGGAAACAGCTCCAAAGGAGAAGCATCCAACGGCTCCTATCTTGTCACTACTACCTGTGATGTGCTGAATATCCGCTCCGGAGCCGGAACCGGACACCCGGTAGTAGGGGCGATCAGAGAGAAGGCAGGGAAGAAGAAACAGTACACCATTGTGGAGGAAAAGAACGGATGGGGCAGATTGAAGTCCGGAGCCGGATGGATAAGTCTCTCCTATACAAAGAAGGTATCTTCTTCCGGAGCTCCGGCAGCTTTCTCCCCGTATCTTGTCATTACTACCTGTGATGTGCTGAACATCCGCTCCGGGGCAGGAACGGGACATTCCGTAGTAGGAGCAATCAGGGAGAAAGCAGGACAGAAAAAGAAGTACACTATTGTGGAGGAAAAGAATGGATGGGGCAAGCTGAAGTCCGGAGCCGGATGGATAAGCCTCAATTATACCAAGAAAGCCTCATAGTAGTGGGAAAGAGAGGTTGAGATGGTACCGGATGAACTTACAAGAGCCCTCATTGATGAGACCACGTTGGATGATATTTCAGAGAGCTACCGCCCTGTGGTGGAAATCATAGGGATTGAGAAGTTCATTGAGCTTAGTGAGTACGCCAAAGGGGATGAGCTGTATTTTCCAAAGACAGAGAACATCATAGCCCCGGCAAGGAACAGGCGTATCAAGAAGGAGTGGAACGGATACAATTCCAAGGAGCTTGCAGAGAAGTATAATCTGACAACAAAACAGATAGGGAACATCCTAAAGGATGAGCCAATGATAGGACAGATGACTATTTTTGATATACCGGGAACGGATAAAAAGGTCTAAAATCTCCGGAAATGTTTCCCCTAAAGTGTTTTTGAATAAGAGTTTATTATAGAGCATGTACTTAGTACATGCTCTTATTGTTTTGCGTTATTCTCAAGAAAAATGACAGAAAAGGAGTGGTTTTCATGACAAATTTCACAGCGGATGTATCACAGATTATGGTCTTCATTGGTGTCATGGCATTTATCGTGTCGGTCATCACGGAGGCTCTCAAAAAGTGGACATGGTTTGACAGCAAGGTGCCTACAGCCCTGACGGTCATCCTCCTGTCCCTCATCCTCTGTCCTGTCTGCATGTTGGGACTGGCGGCATATTACGGAGTGGCTATTGAGTGGTTCATGGTGTTTGCCTCATTCATAGCAGCTTTTATTGTGGCGTTGGTATCAATGGACGGATGGGAAAGAGTCACGGAGCTTGCAGAGAAGCTCATCCGGAAGTAGGAGCCTATGGATTATGTTATCACGTTCTCTGATGTGATGGCAGGGGTCATCACTCTTGGCTTGGGAGTGATAACCTTTTTCATCAAGGGGTGGTTCAATAACCTCAAGAGCAGCACGGAAGAGATAAAGAAACAAATTAGAGAGAATGACGAGAAAGTGAATAAGAGGATTGACAAATTGGAGGAGGAGACAGACCGGGATATAGCAAACATCAAACAGGAACTCAATGACATAAAAGGTGATTTTGCTACCACGTTTGTGCTCCGGGAAGACTTCTTCCGCTCCATGAACGGAGTGGAAAACAGCATCAGGAGCATTGACAACAAGATTGACAAAATACTGATGCAGAACAGTGGCAGAAAAGAGTGAGGTGAACAACGTGAATGATTTAGAAAAAGCAGAAATCAGGCAGAACAAGGCAATCAGGGGGTATATTATCCGGTGTTTGGTGAAGGGGTACAACAACACAGCCCTCACAAGGCAGTTATCCAACGCCATGATCGCAGCCGGGCTCATTATATCCCCGGACATCAGCAAGTATCTTGATTATCTTCAGGGAGCCGGATATATCGAATTTACCGAGGAAAAGGTCACAGCCTACAATGCCTATGCCAATGATGCGGTCATCAAGCTCACAAAGGAAGGCGTTGACCTTGCGGAAGGTACGATTGAAGACAATGGGGTTGATATTTGATGGGTGACAAGAGAAGCAAACAGAGAATATCCTCCAAGATTGATGAGCTCCCTGAAGACTTGCGGAGGAAAGTGGATGTGATGCTTGCTGACACATCTAATACCTATGAATACATTAGCCAATTCCTGAAGGGGGAGGGCTATGACATATCAAAGTCCAGTGTAGGGAGATATGCCACACGGACAAATAACGCCATGCAGCGGCTCCTTGAGGCACAGGCACAGACGGACAGGCTGATACAGGTGGTCAAAGAGAACCCGGAGGCTGACTATACGGAGGCTGCCATCCTCCTGACCATGAATGGGCTCCTGAATAAGGTGGCAACTGCCGAGGAAGAGTTCAATGAAATGCCCCTTGATAAGGCAGGAAGGCTTATTGCTTCCCTGTCCCGGACAAAAGTGTACAAGGACAGGGTGAAGCAGGACATGAGGAAGAAGGCGGACACTGCCTTCAGGGAACTGGAGTCCGAGATGCTGAAGGTGATCAAGCAGGATGAGAAGTCTGTGGCAATGCTGAAGGAGATATTGGCAAAGGCAAAGGAGCGGATGATGGAAGATGATTGATATTGACAACTGGATGAGGGAGCTTGAGGAAGAGGAAGACCTTGAAATCAAGAACAATGAGGAATATCAGCACAAGCTCTTCAAGGAATATGTACTCCGTGGGTCAGACCATCAGGAGGAGAGGAAAAAACTGAATGAGAGGTACCTGTCCGGTGAGGAACTCATGGGAGAGCATGGACTAAGAAAGGAGCTTGCTGCCTTTGACATGTCCTACTTTGGAAGGGCGTATCTACCCCACTACTTCATCCGGAAGTCACCACACTTCCATGAGGAACTGGATGAGATATGGAGCCGGGGAGTAATGAAAGGAAGGAACCCCCTGAAGGAAGCAAAGGTCATCTCCAGGATGAAAGGCTCCCGTCAGGTAGTGGCAGCTCCCCGTGGGCATGCGAAGTCAACCAACTTCACTTTCAAGGACAGCCTTCATGCCGTCCTGTACGCCTATAAGCATTATATCCTCATCCTGTCTGACTCTTCAGAGCAGGCGGAAGGGTTCCTTGATGACATCAAGACAGAGCTTGAGGACAACGCCAACATCATCATGGACTTTGGCTCCCTGAAGGGGGACAAGGCATGGAGGACAGGCGTGATCCTGACCAAGACGGACATCAAAGCGGAGGCAATCGGTTCCGGAAAGAAAGTCAGAGGACGAAGACACCGGAATTGGAGACCTGACCTCATTGTATTGGATGATATTGAGAATGATGAGAATGTCAACACGCCGGAGCAGAGGAAGAAGCTGAAGAATTGGTTTGACAAGGCAGTATCAAAGGCAGGGGACACCTATACAGACATCATGTACATAGGCACCATACTCCACTATGACTCCCTTCTTAATAACGTGCTTCAGAATCCACGATATAAGACACGCAAATACAGGGCGGTCATATCGGAGGCGGTCAATACCAAGCTGTGGGATGAGTGGGAAGGCATCTATACCAACCTTTTCAATGAGAACCATGAAGAGGATGCCCGGACATTCTATGAGGCACATGAGGAAGAGATGCTCCTTGGGGCGGAAGTCCTTTGGGAAGAGAAGCTGTCCTACTATGACCTGATGGAGATTAAGGTCTCCGAGGGTACGGCATCCTTCAACTCCGAGCTTCAGAATGACCCGATTGACCCGGAAAATGCAACCTTCAATCCGGAGTGGTTTGACTACTATGAGCCGGAGCTTATGGACTTCAAAAGTCCGGAGTTTGTCTTTGTGGCAGCAAATGACCCGTCACTTGGGAAAAATAAGAAATCGGACACAAGCTCCATCATCAACCTTGCCCTGTCTACCAAGACCGGATACATGTATGTGGTGGATGCCTCAGTGGAAAGACGGAAGCCGGATGTCATCATTGATGACGTGTTTGAGATGAACCGGAGGCTGAAGAGGGACTACAAGAAAGGCTTCTATAAGTTCGGTGTGGAGGTCGTTCAGTTCCAATACTTTTTCAAGGAGGTCATGGCTGCAAAGTCCGCAGAGGAAGGAGAGTATATCCCGATAGAGGAGATACAGTCTACGGTCAACAAGATGCTCCGTATTGAGTCCTTGCAGCCTGTCATCAAGAATAAGTACCTGAAATTCAACCGGGAGCATAAGACACTCCTGAAGCAGCTTCAGGAGTTCCCTATGGGTAAGAATGATGATGCACCGGATGGTCTTCAGATGGCGGTGCAGCTTGCACAGACCGTCAAGGCGGTAGCATCAAAAGCAAATTATAAGACAGTCCTCCGGAGACGTTTCCGGAGGGGGAGAGGTGCCTACTAGGAGGTGTGATACGGCATGGCAAAGAGAAAGAAAAGGAACCGGGGTGGAGGGACACCCTTCAATCCAGATATAGACACAGGGACAAGAAGACCCGTGACCGCAAGAGTGGCGGTAGGAGATATCAATGACAAGTTCTCTGACTATCCATCCAACGGGCTGACACCACGGAGGCTTGCCCGCATCTTCCGGGAAGCAGATGAAGGCAATGTCAGGGCACAGATGGAACTCTTTGAGGAGATGGAGGAGAAGGATACCCACCTTTTCTCACAGATGCAGACAAGGAAGCTTGCCGTGACGGGTCTTGATTGGGAAGTGCAGCCGTTTTCTGAAGATGAGATTAACAAGGAGATAGCTGACTTTGTGGATGAGCAGCTCAAGGGCATTGAGAATTTTGATGAGGTGCTGATTGATATGTTGGATGCCATAGGAAAAGGCATCAGCATCATGGAGCTTGCTTGGACAGTGGAGGACGGAAGGAACGTCATAGAGGACATTGAGTATGTGCATCCTAAGAAGCTTGTATGGGACAGCACCACGGATGAGCTGAAGATATGCACGAAAGAATACCCGTCAGGCGTGGAGCTTCCCGAAAACAAGTTCGTAGTCCACAAGTATAAGGCAAAGTCAGGACATGCAAGCAGGGCAGGCATCATGAGAGTGGTCTCTTGGATGTACCTTTTCAAGAACTATGACATCAAGGATTGGGTGAGCTTCTGTGAAGTGTTCGGGATGCCTCTCCGACTTGGAAAGTATGATGCCTCTGCTTCCGAGGATGATAAGAAGCAGCTCATGGAAGCCATCATCAGCCTTGGGACGGATGCAGCCGGGATTGTGCCGAGCTCCACCATGATAGAGTTCATTGAGTCACAGAAGACCACAAGCGTAGAGATTTATGAGAAGCTTGCCCGGTACTGTGATGAACAGATAAGCAAGGCAATCCTTGGACAGACCCTCACATCCGACAGTGGAGGAGGTTCCTATGCACAGTCAAAGACCCATGATGAGGTCAGGCATGACCTGACGGTAGCGGATGCAAAGGCTTTGGCGGTCACTATCCGCCGGGACATCATCAGACCGCTTGTGGAGTTCAACTATGGCACGGATGCGGACATCCCCTTCTTTGGCTTTGACTGCCATGAGGTAGAAGACCAGAAGGAAGTAGTTGAGATATACAAGACCCTTGCCTGTGACATGGGGCTTGAGATACCAAAGAGCCATATCTACAAGAAATTTAACATACCAAAGCCGGAAGATGGGGAGGAAGTCCTGAAGCCGCCGCAGAACGGCGTGGCAATGGGGCAGCCGTCACCAATGGAAACGGCGGAGGAGCTGAAGCTGAAGCAGGTGGAAGGGCAGACAGAACAGGTACAGGTGGACACAATCGTGTCTGTGGCGAATAAGCAGGCGGAAGGCATCTTTCGGGAGATGGTGAAGCCCATTTTCAAAATGATTGACAAAGCGGAGGACATGGAAGAGCTGCAAAAGGTTCTGAAGGATGAGAAAAAGCTCCGGGAACTGTATCAGGAAATGGAAAGCCCGGAACTGGAAGACCTGATACAGCAGGGCATCTACCTGTCCCACCTGATAGGGAGGTCAATGGACTAATGGATGTATTGTATGGACTGGCAAAGGATTTTGTCTTCAAGGATGCGGTGGCGTTCCTGAAGGGAAAGAAAGCCCTGACAAGTGAGGAATACAGGCTGCTTGATGATGAGAGCCGTGCGAAGGCTTTCACTGTGTCAGGTTATACAAGCCTTGAAGTTCTTCAGGAGTTCCTTGACTGTCTGACAAAAGCTGCCGAGGAAGGAACCACCAAGGAGCAGTTCCAAAAGGACATGAGCAGCTTCCTTGAGGAACATGGATATGAGGGCATCAACCCTTGGAAGAGTGACAACATCTTCCGGACGAACATGCAGACCGCCCTCAATGCCGGACATTATAAAAGCATGACAGATGAGACCACAATGAAGATGAGACCATATTGGAGATACCGGACAGCCGGAGACGGACATGTGAGAGAGTCACATGCAGTCATGGAAGGAAGAGTGTACCGGGCAGATGACCCTATATGGGATGTATGGTACCCACCCAACGGGTTCCGGTGCCGCTGCATGGTGGTGAGCTTGTCAAAAAAACAGGTTGAAAGGATGGGATTGCATGTTGAAACAGAGGCACCGTATGATGTGGACTACTCCACCGGAGAGATACTCACAAAGTTTCCTGACAAGGGCTTCTCCAATAACCCGGCAAAGACCGTATGGAAGCCGGACATGACCAATATATCTCCGGAGCTTAGGAAGATGTTTAGGGAGAGAAAACAGCCGGAAGATGGTGAAACAAAATGAGAGCCTTTTTAAGAGGCTGTGAGTGTTCGGATAGGTAAATCTAAGGATATTTACATTGAGAAGCTCTAAGGGGCGTTATAACGCGTTATAACGCTATCAGAAAGCAAAGGAAAGAGGTGAGCGGATATGGCAAAGCTGATTGCATGTGCCGGACAGGGCGTGGAGCTCTCCGGTGTGCCTACAGAAATCAAAATACTTCCCCTTGGAAGAGTACATTCCCAAAAGGGGGACTTCAATGTGGATGATGAGAGCTTTGAGCTCATCCGGAAACAGTTCAAGGACAGAAAGCTTGACCTTGTCATTGATTATGAGCACCAAACACTGTCAGATGTGCAGGCTCCGGCAGGCGGATGGATAAAAGACCTCTACAAAGGTGAAGATGCCATCATTGCAAAGGTGGAATGGACACCAAAAGCAGCCGAGTACCTGAAGAATAAGGAGTACAGATACCTCTCCCCGGTGGTATTGGTGCGAAAAAGAGACCAAAAGGCAACAGCAATACACTCTGTTGCACTTACAAACACACCTGCTATTGATGGGATGTTTGCATTAGTGAACTCCCTTGATATAGAGGACATTTCAGAAGGAGGAAATATCATGGACTTAAAGGAACTTGCAAAGGCATTAGGACTTCCGGAGACCGCAACGGAAGAGGAAATCAAGAAAGCGGTTGAGGATGCTGCAAAAGCAGCAGAGAAGCTCAAAGAAATGGATGGAAAGAAGCCGGGTGAAGGAGATGGGAAGCCGGGAGATGGTGAACCGAAGCCTGAAGGGGCTGACATGGTGGCAAACAGCACCATCCTTTCCATGCTTGGACTGAAGGCGGATGCCAAGACCGAGGATGTGGCAGCTTCCATCATGGCTCTGAAGGCAGGAGCACCGGATACACAGGCTGAACTCCTTGCACTCAAGCAGCGTATGGCTGAAAGAGATGCAGATGAGGAGGTTCAGAAGGCATTGAAGACAGGAAAAATCACAGCCGCACAGTCTGAATGGGCTAAGTCATACGCCCTGAAGGATATGGAAGGCTTCAAGGGCTTTGTGGACAAGGCTCCTGTAGTAGTTCCGCAGGGCAAGCTTGACCTGAAGGATGCTCCGGCAGCTTCCAACTCTGATGAGGTGGATATAGCCATCCTCAAGAACATGGGAGTATCCATGGAGGATGTTAAGAAGTACAACAAGAAGGAGGACTAAGAGATGAACAGAGCAGGAAACGAGAGAACCGGGAACCGGATGCTCAACATCCCTGTCAAGGGAGGAGCAGAACTGACAGAGGCAACAATGGCAGCCATCAATTCAGATGGTTATGCAGTAGAGGCAACTGCTTCCGCCGGGCTCCTGATTGCCGGATGTGTGCAGAGATATTGTGACAACCGTAACGGGGCAGATGGTGAGCAGACTGTCAGTGTGAAGCGTGGGACATTCGTATGGGAGAATGATGGAACCATCAAAGAGACTGACATCCTGAAGAAGTGCTACATCAAGGATGAGAAGACAGTGACCATCACAGCGGATGGCTCAAGTGTAGCAGGCACCATCTTAGAGGTAGATGATGATGGCGTTACAGTAGACATAACACAGGTATAAGGAGGACATGAAACATGATTGTTAATCAGGCAAATTTACACGGACTTACAGTGGGATACTCAACAGCTTTCAACAAGAGCTTTGATACCACACAGTCCAATTATCAGAAGGTTGCAACTGTGGTACCGAGCACCACAGGAGAGCAGGATTACAAGTGGCTTGGTCAGATGCCGGGCATGAGAGAGTGGATTGGTGAGAGAGAAGTACAGGCTCTTGCTGCTTATGACTACCTCATCAAGAACAAAAAGTTTGAGATGACCATTGGTGTACCGAGAGATGACATTGAGGATGACAAGTATGGAGTGTATACTCCTCTCTTCTCCAACATGGGAGAAGCTGCTGCATTGCATCCGGATGAGCTTGTCTTTGGTGCCATGATGGAAGGCTTCACGGCGAAGTGCTATGACGGGCTCTCATTCTTTAATGAAGCCCACAAGGTAGGAAAGGAGACCTACAGCAATCGCAGCAATAAGAAGCTGTCAAGAGAGTCCTATATGGAGGCGAGGGCAGCCATTATGAGCATCAAGGGAGACAAAGGCAAGAGCCTGAAGCTTGTTCCTGATCTCTTGGTAGTGTCCCCGGCATTGGAAGAGGCAGCCAAGCTCATTTTGGAAGCTGACCAGATTGACGGTACTACCAACGTGCTGAAGGGAACGGCAAAGCTCCATGTAGAGCCTGCCCTTGCAGAGCATAAGGATTATTGGTTCCTGCTCTGTACCAACCGTTTCCTGAAGCCTTTTATCTATCAGCTCCGGAAGAAAATCAAGTTCGTGTCCCTGACCAAGGAAACAGATGAAAATGTATTCATGCTTGATGAGTTCCTGTATGGAGCTGACGGAAGAAGCAATGCAGGATATGGTTTTTGGCAGATGGCATATGGTTCCACCGGAGAGGTTGGAGCACAGGGATAAGGAGTAGGTGATCGGGATGTACTGTACCGTGAATGAGGTGCTTGAGATGATTAAGGATGACATGAAAAATGTCATAATTGGAGATGAGTATATTGAGGATGAGCAGGAACGGGAGGAGAAGATTGCAACGCTCTGTGATGCTGCCATTGTGGATGCTTGTGCCGAGATTGACGGGTACCTTGCCAAGCGGTACAGGCTTCCCTTACGGAAGGTACCACAGGTCATAAACAAATTTGCAAAGGACATATCTGTGTACAACCTTGTATCAAGGACGGGCATAGATGAGAGTGAAAGAGAGAAGACCTTCCTGAACCGTTACAACGCCGCCATCAAGTTCCTTCTTGATGTGGCAAAAGGCACCATCAGCATAGGCGTTGAGGATATAGGAGGCGGAAGCGAGGCAGCCAACGGCTTCAAAATGAAGTCTTCAGGTCGGGTGTTCTCAAGGGAAAGCATGAAGGGATGGTGATGGGATGTCATCAGTCAGGGCAGAACTGTCCGGAGAAACAGATGAGCTCCTACAACGCCTGAACCGATTGAGCCACCTTGAGACCCGTGGGGTTCTGAACTCCATAGCGGAAGGACTTAGAACTTCCACCGTGGAACGCTTCACGGAAGAGAAGTCCCCGGAAGGAACAAGCTGGAAGACATCCATCCGGGCTAGGGAGGAAGGCGGCAAGACACTCACAAAGACCACACAGCTCAAAAATAGCATCCGGTCAGAGGTGAGTGACGGTGGACTTGCAGTAGGTACCAATGACATCAGGGCAGCCACACACCAATTTGGTGATGAGAGAACAATAAGGGCGAAAAATAAGAAGTACCTCACATTCAAGGTTGGCGGTCAGTGGCGGAGAGTAGCCTCTGTCAAAGTAAGCATCCCACCAAGACCATTCCTTGGTATCAGCGAGGAAGACGAGCAGGACATCAAGGATAGCTTGGAGGAGATTTTTGAGGAGTAGGACATGGTAGCAGAGAAAAACTACTTGATTGAAACGCTGAAGAGCTCCGGCATTAAAAGTCAGGTCTACACCGAAATGAAAAAGCTGAAGCAGGGGAATGAGCCACATGTTGGTGCAGTATTGCGGAACGGTGAAACCCTCTCACGCTCCGGCTCAAAAAGAAAATTCGTAGACCAAGAGGGGCAGCGGAAGCGGAGGGTGAAGCTGTGGGATAGGAGCACATCACTCCATGTAGTAATAGCTGACACATCAGAGGAGAAGGTGGAAAAGATACTTGACAGCTTTCTCCGGAAGCTCAAGAAGGGCATAGATGTGGATGAAAATTGGGTGAATATCGTGGTAGGTGAGGTGGACTGGGTAGAAGAGGGTGACAGCATCCTGAAGGCGAAAGTAGCAGTACAGTTTGACATCACTTTTGAAGGCGGTATTTATGAAGATAGAGACATCAAGCCAATGGACATTGGCTCTGTCGGATAAGGAGGACAATATGGCAGAAATGAAAACGGCTGCAACCTTAAAAACCATTGAGGAGCTCAAGCAGGAGCTTGGGGTATCTGATGCGGTGTTTGAAGGTGTCAAGGCAGCCAACGGATGGAAGAGTGGAAGACAGGTGGAAGCGGATGCTTTCAAGGAAGCCTGTGCTGCCTTCCTGAAAGCCCCGGTTGACGGGAGAGTAACGGATGAGGAGGCGAAGGGATAATGTTCGGAGATGTAAATGTAAAAGTCGAAGACGGGAACCTTGGGCGGAGCAGCTCAACGGGAACCGGAACACATATCAAGATAGGTATTTCCAATGTGGAAAGTAAAGCCCCTATCCTGATCAGCGGAACCATGAACGCCAAGAAAATCAAAGAGAAGGTTGGAGAGACCCCATTGGCGGATGCCTGCATAGATGCGGTAGAGTGGGGAGCAGCTTCCATCTATTGCATCCCGGTAAAGGCAGGGACAGCCGGAACCATTGGAGCGGTTGAGGAAGAAAAGGCAGGATATGGGGAATTTACGGTGACAGGAAGCCCCAACAATGCCTATGACATTGTGGTAGAGGTGATGGATGACGGGGAGTGCAATGAAGGCAGCTTCCGGTATTCCGTAGATGGCGGAAATACCTTCACAGAAGAGATGACCATACCTGTCACAGGAGAAGTCACATTGTCTGCTACCGGGCTTGTAGCAAAGTTCACGGATGCAGAGGGAGGCGGCAGCTTTAAGTCAGGAGACTGCTTCACATTCTCTACAACATCCCCGGCTATGAGCAATCAGGCGGTCATCAATGCGGTGGAGGGGCTTATCAACAGCCCTCTTGCTTTTGAGTTTGTCCATATCGTGGGTACATCCTCTAAGGCTCTGTGGGCTTCCTTGTGTACCCTTGCCAATGACTTCCTGACAAAGTACAAAAGACCGCTCTACTTTGTGTGTGAAGCGAGAGGAAAGACCGCAGATGAGACTCTTGAGGAATATGCCAATGCCATGCTTGAGGAGAGGAAAGGCATCAATAACATGTACATGCAGGTGGTGTGCAGCAACTCCCGTTATCAGAGAATGGATGGCAGGGTGCAGGATATCAACAACGCAGGTATTGTGACCGGGCTCTATGGTCAGGCGAAGGAGTCACAGAGCATTGGAGAAGTGAAGAGCTTCCCTATCTCTGAAGCCAAGATGCTGAAACTCCTTCCGGAAGGAATTGAGGACTATATCAAGACTTTAGATGATGCCAAGTATGTAACTATCCGGAAGTACATAAGCAAGGAAGACTTCTATGTCACTTCTGCAAACATGATGTCACCGGAGGGAAGCGATTATGCCTATGCGGAGGATGTCCGGGTATCTAACAGGCTTGTGAAGGCTGTCCGGGCGGCTGCATTGGATGAGCTTCAGGTGGAAATTGACCCCGGAGACATTGAGACAAGCATTGCCAATATTCAGGAGCAGCTCAATACACCTGTGGAAGATGCTGTCCGTGATAAAATCATAAGCTCCGGAAGCGTGACCATTGACACGGAGAACCTCAACATC